GATTGGAAACCTCGTCTCTTCGTTCTCCTTGTATGGTGGAGCTCCTTCTGGAAAGTCCAACTTAATATTGTCGTTGTACGCAAGTTGAAGAATAGTCTTCACTTGTTTATACGCATTCCTTTTCAGGTAAACAATCCTCTGATCGCGATCTTCGATCTTTTGAGCATTGGCGAAAACCTCATGTGGCATTAATGTAATTTTATCTCTTCTCATAGTTTTATTTATTGTTGAAAAATTCCTGTGCTGATTCAACCAGAAGACCACAACGGTTCGTCACCAAATAGTTAAGAATTTTATTGTTGTTTTTTCCGCCCTGTTCTCCTACCTGATTAATCACTTCCTTTCGAATCTCGGATGGTGTCTTACGAAGATTGATCATCCATTCATTCCTTTGGTAATTACGCCAAACATGTTTAGACATGTGGTTCTGTAAACTCTGTCGATTTTCCCACCACTCATCGATTCTCTTTGCACGAAGAGGTGTTTGACGAAGTTCATTAGTAAATGTGTTGTCTGGGCTTAAGACGTTTGGAACTCCATCACTTGAGTCACCCTTACAGATATGTTCGAAGAGATAACGATGCGGATCTTCACACTCCAGAAACTTCCGTTGAACCGGACTGTACTGTTTAACGTTTGAGAACTGTTGAAGTTGAAGAAAGTCTTTGTCACCCGAAACAATCAATATCTCCTCGTGGCGCCCAAACTCCTGCAACTCTGAAACAAGTATTCCGATGATATCATCCGCCTCGGCACGATCCACTGTGACTACTGGATAAGAAAAGTTCTCCTTGATTTCATCTCGAACATTGTTCGCCATCGTGAAAAACTTGTTCCAGTCAAGCTTGGATGTCTCTCGACTCTTCTTGCGAGCAGCTTTGTACTCCGGAAAGATTTCCTTACGCCAAGAACTACTATCACATGCAACTACCATTTGTCCAAACTCACCGCGATTCTTAATGTTGTGCATTCGCAACGAGTTAAGAATCATGTGACGAACTACCCCCTGATCGAGCTGATCCGGTTGTTTTTGAGAGAATGCAGCCGCAACTGCAATACCACTATAATCTACTATAATCATGACACAAGTGTACCACAAATGACTGCATTTGTAAAGACTAAAATTGTAAAAAAATTAGTAAACTTCTATCATGTTGCGGATTCGTTCCGCAAGTTCTCTCGTTGATTGCGCTTCAGGATCTCCATGTTTCAGAAGACTGCGAAGGTGTTGGTCTATATCCCACAGCTGACTATAATAGTCACGGGACTTAACTGCTATTTCAAATTCTTCCTTTTCGTCTGGAAGATCGAATTCTAGTGTTGCTTTCATTTTTTTAGTACGTGTTTTCGGTGAATCTTTCCACCCACAAAGGCATTGTAATATTTATCGGGTCTTAACAAAACATGGTTCGTCATTTGATACCACATTTCCCAATAACTCATTTCTCCTTTGGAGTTGCATAATCTTAAAATTTTTCTTTCAAATCTATCTCTACCAGATTCTTCTACCAACATTTTGACCGCATCACTGGATCCAAAATAATCTTGCCAATCTGATTCTTTTACTACTTTACGTTTTCTCTTTTGCCCTTTGAGTGGTGGAAGTCTTCTTGTACTAAAGAAGTTCTTCTTTCCGATATAACGCATATCGTTGGTCTTATCTCTTACCTCATAAACAAATCCAATTGAATCTCCTCGATTTTCTATCTCAAATTCCTTATCATCATAAAGCCACATGCATCTATTTATTCAACAAATACGACCCCTCTTCCCGGCAACAGTATGTCCTGGCGGATTCTCTCCGATCCAACGTTCATCGATTGGTTCACTTGCTCTTTGGTATCGACTATCACTCGATAATCGGTATTCGTTGTTACTCAGATTGTCCATTGCAGCATGAACAGTAAACATACTGAAAGTAAGAAAATCTCCGGCTCTGAACTGTGCAGTCAACCAACGACTCTCAAATTTTTCTGCAAGTTGTTTTGGGTTTTTTGATAGTGTTCCGGTGAAAGTCCACTTGCCCTGATCTGCATTGCTTTTCTCTCTTGAGTTATTTTCGCAATAGGAATCCACATCACGAAATACATATTTCTCAAGAAGATCCATTCTTTGTTGAGACTTTTCTAGTATTGCCAGGCCTCCGAGATCATAAGAAATATCGCCATAAGGAACCCAACACGTCATATGATTGTGAGTTCCTCGTCCCATGTACGGAAGATCTGTATGAGGATTTGTCCCCTTGCCTGGCGGCATCGCTCTTAACCAAGTGTAGTCGTAATGTTTTACTGACTCTCCGTAAAGACTTTCGTAGAACTTAGGTAGTCTTCCGGAGTATAATAACTCCTTGACTTTATCACTATTGTTTGCAACCTCTGGTATAAACTTTACGGTTTCATCCTTTTGGCATCTCAGCTCGGCGTTTGAGTAGTTCGAATCCAACAATTCTCTCTTTGACATTTCCTCAGAGATTTCTTCTCGGACTGATAATACTTGTTCCCTATCCAGATAATCTCTGATAAACAGATAACCATCTTCTTTGAGATGTTTTCTTAGTACACCAAAACCACCGGAGACCTGAGACTCTCTCAGGGCTCCAACATTGTCTAATTCATGACCATATGAGTAAAATTTAGGTGTCTTCATCCTCGTCCGATATAAAATAACTCGGATCGTCAATATCGGGTGAACCACAAAATGGGCAGTAACAAGGTGTGTCTACCATTGGATGTCCATACTCATCTTCGATACTCTCATCTCCAACATTTGACCATGCAACTTCAAACCCCGTTTTACAGTTGCCACAAAATAGTTTCTCATGTCCAGCCATATTAACTCTCGCAAACTGCACAATTGTTTATGGAACGAGCGAGTTCTTGTGCTGGATTCGCACTTCGCTGATAATAGAGTGACTTAACTCCTCGTTTCCATGCGTAGATCATGAGATCGTTTACTTCTTTTGGTTTGGTGTCTGGTGGAATCATAATGTTTAAAGATTGTCCCTGATCTATTGCAAATTGTCTATCTGCGGCTTGTGTGATAATTTCTCTCTGTGAGATCTCTCCAAATGTTTTGAAAACGTCTCTTTCCTCCTCTGTAAGTTCGGTAAGATGTTGAACCGATCCACCTCGTTTTAGAACACTCTTCCAAGCATCTTCTCCTAAACCCCTTTTATTGAAGAGTTTTGTTAGATAAGGATTCCGATAGGTGAACTTACCCTTGGCCAAATCCTTTACAAAGTAGTTAGAGTTCAATGGTTCAATTGAAGGCGAAACCTGACCCAGAATAAAAGAACTTGAAGTGGTTGGAGCGATTGCCATTGTTGTGGTGTTTCGCAATCCATATCCAATCAGAAGTTCAGGTTCACCAAGAAGTTCCGCAAGTTCCTTTGATGCCTCGCGACTTCTCTTTTCGATTGTTTTGAAGATACGATTGTTCTTTGATCGAGCAGTGATTGACTCAAAGGGAATGTCATTGAGTTGAAGATAGGAGTGCCAACCCAGAACACCAAGGCCCAAAGCACGATGTCGAATCGCAAAGTTCCTTGGATGTTCCATGAACTCTACTCCTTTGGTCTTGTCGATAAACTCCGACATAACCGCATCAAGGAAATAGATCATCGTTTGAATGGCATCTGTTTTTACTAAATCATCCCAGCGTTCAAGGTTCAGAGAGGAAAGATTGCAGACAAAGGATTCGTTTGGATTCGTGGGCAACATAATCTCTGAACAAAGATTGGAGTTGTGAATGCGAATGTCGTTGTCTTGGTAAACTTTTGGAGCTCCCTTGTTTGCGTTGTCGGTGTAGAAGATGTAAGGATAACCAGACTCAAATCTTTTCTTGATTACCTTTCCCCAGATCCTTCTCTTTTCGGTGTCTCCGTCAACCATCGAATTCATCCAATCATCGCCTACACAAACACCGATTGAAATATCCTGTATGGAATCACCATCAGAACGAATGTGAAGAAACTCTTCAATATCGGGATGATCAATCGGAAGATACGCCGCAAAAGATCCACGGCGAACATTTCCCTGTGATACATAGTTGACCAAAGAATCAAACACCGAGAGTTGATGATGTACACCCGTCGCAGTACCACCCGAAGAGATCGGAGCTCCGCGATGACGAACCGCTCCAAAGTAACCCGATGTTCCTCCTCCCATCTTTGACATAATGCCAACTTCGCCAACCTTATAGAGAATGCCTTCCATACTATCAGGTATGAAAGAGGAAAAACAAGAGATTGGAAGTCCTCGTCCTCGCCCAAAGTTCGCCCAGATAGGAGATGACAAGGAATAGAATCCTTGTGCCATGTATCTCTCAAACTTAACCGCAAAGTCTTCAACACCGAGTATGTTCTCGGCGTGCTTTGCAATATCAAGTATTCTTTGTTTTGGCGATTCTCCTTCTACAAGGTATCCTCTTTCAAGGAAAAGTTTCGCTTCATCATTTAGCCAGTAATAATCATTCATATTAAAATAAGTCGTCTTCGTCAAAGGATTGGTTTTTCTTAGAGTA